TGTCTCTGTCGTGGTGTTCGCCGCACTCCGGGCAGACCCACTCCCGCACGGCGAGGTCTTTTGTCCCCGTCCACTGAGCACCGCAGGCGGAGCATAGCTGGCTGGACGGAAAGAACCGGTCTACTACTACCAACGCTTTGTGCTGCCACTTTGCCTTATACTCCAACTGCCGCCGGAACTCTCCCCAAGAAACGTCTGCAATGGATTTTGCCAGCCTTTGATTCTTGGCCATGTTCTTCGGGGTCAAATCCTCTATACAAATGACATCGTTCTGCCTGATGATCTGGGTGGACAGCTTGTGCAGCATGTCCTGCCGCTGGTTTGCAATATGCTCATGGAGTCTTGCCACCTGAAGCCGTGCTTTCTCCCGGCGGTTGCTCCCCTTTGTTTTTCGGGAGAGCTGCCGCTGGAGACGGGCCAGTTTCTTCTGGGATTTTGCGAGATACTTGTGGTTGGGGTATTCCATGCCGTTCGAGGCAGCGGCAAACGACTTTAAGCCCATGTCAAGACCAACAGCAACTCCGGTAGAGGGCAACTGCTCTATCTCCACATCGGTACAGCACAGGGCGACAAAGTACTTGCCGCTTGGATTGCGGGACACTGTGGCAGACAGGATGCGGCCTTTTACCTTTTTGGAAACACGACACTTTACAAGACCGAGTTTCGGGAGCTGTACGGCCTTGTCCAGAACTTTGATATTTGTCCCCACGCATTTGCTCTTGTAGCTCTGCCGATGGTCGTGCTTGCTTTTGAACCGGGGATAGCCGGGCTTTTCGCCTTGCTTTACCCGCCGGAAGAAGTTCTGAAAGGCCGTATCCAGATCCCGCAAAGAAGCTTGCAGAGCAGTAGCATCTACTTCCCGCAGCCAATCCAGTGGCTTCTTGAGTTGGGTCAAATCTCCGGCACAGCCATAGTAGTTGAAAGTCTTGCCGTCCTGCTCATAGACCGCTTTCCGCTTAGCAAGATAGTGGTTCCAGACAAAACGACAGCAACCAAAGGTCTTGTGTATCTGTTGTGCTTGTGCCTCATTGGGATAGATGCGGAATTTATAGCTATATTCCATCTCCACACCTCACACTTTTTTCTGATTTTCGATGTACTGTTTGATGACAGACAACGGAGCTACGCCAACGGTGGATACGAAGTAGGAATTTGTCCACAGTGAGGGTAGCCTTGAACGGAGCGTTCCGAACTCCTGACGCAAAATTCGGGATGTGCGTCCTTTTATTTGCTTCACAGCTTTATGGATGCCAAATTGCGGGTCTACTTCCATGAGCAAATGCACATGATCCGGCATGATTTCCATCTCTATGACGTCGATGCGAAGCTCACAGCAAATTTCCTCTATGAGTTCCTTTAAGCGTACAGCGATACCGTTGACCAAGACCTTGCGGCGATATTTTGGACACCAAACCACGTGATATTTGCAGGAGTACACCACATTGTTGTTGCTCTTATATTTCATAGAAAATATTATACTACTATTTACTATCTAATGCAAGATGTTGCCCTCCTAACGGGGAAACATGGTGTGGCTTATATCCCCATAGCTGAAGCAAGGGGTATTACGCCACTTATGATAAAAATCTGCGTGTTAATTTTCTCTATCCTGGCACTAGCTGGGCTCATAATCGGCTTGCTTCTGTCCATTGGCAGCTTAGGCGTTGTCATATCGTCCACCATCTAGGCGTAACCTCTATGCCGGTTATGCCGCCGTCCCAACTGATTGCATTCTCTCCATGTTCAAGAATCGGAAAGGCGCTGGCGGAGATTGTATTGTTTTTGTTCTGCTCTTCACGGTAGGCGTCCTGCAATTCGCTGTCCAGCATAATATAATCGTTGAGCTCTTTAATCTGAACGCGATAAGAGCCTACATATAAATTCCCGGCTGCTGTCCCGTTGACCTTAATCAACGGCAGAGCCGGGAATAAACTATTATACAGCGTTTGGGCCTTAGCCATTGGAATAGAGCGTTCGCCGTCCTTTCTCCACCGCTGCGGCTTGCACACAAAGGAAATCGTTAGCCGGCCGAAAAGGTTCATCGCATTTTCAATCTCGGTAGGCCCGGCATAATAGGCCATACGGTAAAACTCAGGATCATAGCTATCTTCGAGGCGCTGATAGCCGATAGGAGATTGAAGCCAGGCGCGGACAGCCCTTGCGCCCGCTGGAGTTTTGTTTTGATTGGCGTTGAAATACACTTCATAGGGCTGAGTGTAGTTGTCATACGCCCCTGTATCAATCAACAAATCGCCGTTTCTGCCTGCGACTTGAATTGTTTCATAGCGCCGGGAAGGGCCCGGCTGATTTGGAAACCGCTCAACGACCACATTGCAGCTATACGACGGCACGCCAGCCCAAAATATAACGCTCATTTAGAAAAGCTCGCCTCCCTTCTTAATACCTCTGCCTGCATTCTCTGCATAACAACATCGGCGATTCTCTCTTCATCCATACCCGGATGTGCAACCACGGTAAAAGTAAAATCGCCATAGGAATTAGTTTTGGTGTACACGTTGCCGGCTGAAATCGCGCTGCTCGGAAGGCTAAAGGGATGAATATCGGCTTGAGCGGACAGCCTGGACATTCCGGCCTTTATTTCCTTTTCTGTGGATTTAAAGGCTGTTTTCATACTGTCCGATAGCCCGAGCTCGAAGCCTTCACCCGAAAGCGCGCCAAACTGTTTAAATACTTTTGATGGAGAATGGATGCCTAACGCTTTTTTGGCTGCATTGATTGCATTGCCGAAAACACTGCCCACAGTATTGGTCAAACTGGCAGAGGCGTTATAAAGGCCAAGCTGTGTGCTAGAGCCTATATTAGCGCCAATTTTTTCAGCCTCTATCTTTGCATTTTCGGCAGTTTTCCTGAGCGTATTGAGGGTGTCCTCGTTATAACCTTCTATTCCCTCATTATATTTCTGCTCGTACCTTTCAAGGGTAAGTAATGCGTTTTCATATTGTTCTTCAAGGATTCGCTTCTGCTCCTCGGTAGATTCGCCCGCAACGCTTGCGGCTGTTTTAAATCCGTCATTTTGCTTTCCGAGAATTTCAACGGTTTCATCAACATTGCCACTTAAAGCCGCTGTGGCCGCCGCCTCATATGCTGTAATATTTTGATAAATACCGTTTAAAGTAGCATCGCTTTCTTTGTACGCATTTTCTTTTTGTTTCAATAGTTCCATCTGCGTATTATACGCGAGCGCTTCCGCATTTCCGCTTAGTTCCATCTGGTTGATTTCCTCTTGAGTATGCTCCGCGACAAAAGCGCCATATTTTTCCTCCATTTTTTGGCGCTGTTCAAGTAGTTCCTTATATTTTATATTCGCGTCTTCTTCTGCTGCCGAACGGGCCTTTATAGCCTCTTTGTACACTTCCTCTTGAGCCGCCAGCATGACCTCTGCACGCTTTGTCTCTATCGTCTTGCCGATTTCATCCTGCAAGGTTTGATAGTTCTTGATCTGATTGCCTGTCATTTCGTATTCGGTGCCCAGAGCTGCATTTAACTCTCCTAAGATAAATTGCGCCCTCGCCCGGTCTTTATCTGTCACATTTCCAGTCTCATCGGCAAGTGTTGTTAATTCGCTATAAAGCTTCTCTGCGTTCTGAATCTGTGCCAGGTCAGCATTTGCGGATTCATAAGCGGCGTCTCGTGCGTTTTCATAAGAGGTTATAGTTTCGTCAAGGGCCTTCTTTTTTGCTTCTAGGGCTTCGCGTGCGATGCGCTCCTCTTCGGTTTCCTTTTGGGTCTCAGCGATCAAAAAGCCAATTCCTGTCACCAGAAGGCCTACAGCGGTAGCAACAGCCATTGCCGGATTTGCACCAAGGGTCGCGTTGAAAAGCTTCATCGCAGTATTTGCGCCCTTAACGCCATCCGTCATGGCTTTAATTGTTTTCGTGACATTTGAAATTGTGGTCGCTACCTTCCAGGTGGCAAAAGCCGCGCCTATACCGGTTAAACCGACCATAACTGCATCCTTGTTGTCAATCACAAAATCAAACAGGCCCTTAATTCCCGGCAACACTGTCTTTTTGATAAAATCAAAGCCATCATCAATCGCGTCTACAAAGCCGTCAATGTCCACATCCTCGGTTAGCTCCAGGGCCGAATCGACAATCCCATTAAAGCCCCGCTGCACAGCAGTGGAGACCGGGCTGAGTTTTTTTGCGAGCTTTGCTGTGCTATCCTGAAAATCAGAGGTTGCCTCGTTGGCCTCTACCAGATCCTTGTTGGTATCTCTCCATGCCTGTCCGGCGTCTGGCAATCCTTGGCTGGCAAGCTCTTGCATGACGATGTTGGTTCGTTCGGTCTGAGATTTTGCCTGCTTCAGCTTTTCGTTAAATTCGTCTTCGTTGGTGCCGGCCCAATTCAGCACATCTGCAAAATTGCCCGTTACCGTACCGGCCTTGATGGTTTCGTTGATACTTTCAGCGAGCCCATCAATCGGAATGCTGTCGCCATATGTGGCCCATGCGCCGATTGCCGCGTCTGTCAGCTCTGTAAGCTGTTCCTGCTCTAAACCCAGCGCCTGGAGATTCGCGGTCGTTGTAGCCGCTGTCTGGTCGTCGGCAAGGACACCGTAAAGCGTTTTATAGGTTTCAGCCGTCTCCTCCGCGCTGTAGCCGGCACGCTCGCTGGAAACTTCCAGGCTGCCCATGATTTTTTGATATTCTTTCGAGCCCTCGACAATCCCGTCTATTCCATCTTTGAGCGAGCTGAGCGCACCGGTTATTGCTGAAGCGGTTAGATTTGCGGTCAAGGCGTCACCAAACGAAAAAGCAGCCTTTTCCCCGTCTTTCATGCTTTCAGTAACATCCTCGATACCATCATCTGTTGAATCAAGGCTGTGCTCCATATTGTTCAACGATGTTTTCGCGTCGTTCAACGCCTGCCGCCATTTTAGGGTTTGTGTAGCGCTATCCCCATATTTTTGCGACGATTCTCTAAGGCCCTGATCTAATAGATCGACCCGCTGCTTTTGCACGCGAATCTGTTCATTTAGAACCTTCATTTGTGCGGAAAGCTTTTCCTGCTCGGAGTCATTCTCCGTAAAGGAAGAGGTGACACGCCGCATTTCCGTATCAAGCGTTTTTGCCTGTTCAATAATATTATTGAGTTGTTTTCTGTACTCTGCTTCCCCGTCAATTCCGATTTTAGGTCCGATATTTACGGCCATAATTTTATCACCTCAGCTTTAGCAATCCGTCCATAGAACAGGGTTCTTTTATCTTTTTAGGCTCTGCTCCATTAAAAATAGAAAAGCAGGAAATCATGTCGCACATCTCTGCATAAGAGGTGCATAGGATTTCCTGCTTGCTCATATTCAGCATTCTTCCATAGAATAAAAACCAGGCCCGGTTAAACCTTATTTTGCGGCTTTTTCCTTTTTTTTTGCGGGTTCAACCTCCACGGTTTCCCCGCCCATAGCCTTAGCAATAATTGCCAGGATTCCGCCTTGACACAAAGAAAGATATTCGTTGACGGGCATATTGAGAAGCTCCTTTGTATTGAGCGGTTGCTTCTCGTACGCCGGATCACCAAAGGCCCGCTGCTCTTCAGCACCATTGCTCAGCGCCGCCAAAATCTTGATTGAAACTTTTGCCAGCTCCCCGGTAGGCAGCTGGTTAATCTCGTTGATTCTGTCAAAATCCTTGCCGGGGCAAAGGTCGGAAATATCTGAAAAGGCCTGCACGGTCAATGCTAGCGGATATTCTTTCCCTCCAACGGTTATGCTTACCATCTTACGCGCCTCCTCCGGTAATCTTGAAGAAAGCCTTCAGAATTTCCTCTGCTTCGGTTTCGGTCTCCTGATCGTCAAAAATCTTCTGGAAATTTTTCTGCGGGGTATCATCCCTCATTAGGTCGGCTGTGAGCTCCCTGGTCTGCCATTCAATAGATTCCTCCTGAGTGTTCGCCTCGTTTCCGCTCATTTGGAACCGGCTCTTTGTTAAAACATAGG